TTTAACTCCAAGGTGTTTGTCCACCCAACTTATCCTGCAATCTACGCAAGGCTGAGATACACCTGCGGTCAGCAGTAGATGTAGCACATTCTAAATATTGTGCTACCTGTTGTAATGTGTAGTTGTCGTGGTATCTCATCTGCAATATAGTCTTATCCTCTTGCACTAGCTTGAGATAAGCCTTCTTAATATCTATAAGTATTGCTAATAGGTTGCCACCCTCTGCCGGTGTTGACTGCTTACGAGGTGTGCCATCGTTAATCATCTCTTGTGCTTGCTCAAGGACAGTGCCTTCTACAATAGATGCGATAACAAAGGGTATGAGCTGAGCAATAGTTGCGGTGTCATAGAACGCCTCATCAGTTGTCTTGTATCCTGACTTACGAGCCTTCTCTTTACGAGCAAATCTTTCAGCCATACGTTGCATCTGATATGCAATACGCTTCTCATTGTGAATACGCTTGTTGAAATCAGGTTCATTAAGTAGATCAGTAAACTGTTTACCACGACCAATAGCCCACAGATAACACTCCTGCTTTATATCTTCTGGGTCAATCCAGTTCTTAAACTTTCTAGCTATTACATATGCTACTGATGGAACTAATTCATAAAGGGTTGGGTGTAGTTCTGGTTTCATTCACAGTCCAGAGCCTGAACTTCGGGCCACTTACCATCCAATACCATCATTGCAATAGCTGAGTAGTTAAGTAGATCTAAGAAACTATCCCGCAAGGATTCATTACTGGGTTCAGTTTTGTTGTCTACTAGATTATTTATACGAGCAATCTTGTCCCACATACGCACTCGCAGTCCGTTGATCGGACCGCCAGGTGATCTTGCAATATTTAATGGACCGTAGTCGTGATGCTTTGCAATAAGAACTGCACCTGCTGCATCCATAACCTTCCACATATCTGCGATGAACTCATCATCTACTCCCGCAGTGGAGGTGGTGCGATTTCTATTGTGTTCTTTTCTTGATTGATCTTGATGATACAAATCCCCGAGGCTGCCAACCATTCTGCTAGTACCATCAGCTCTGAGTTCTTCATACATTTGGTACTCCAATTGTCCGTTTTGTCTCTTCTATACCCTTTGCTAAGTATAAATCATTGAGGTCCATACCAGCAGGAAGCGACACGATAGTAGCGTTACCAATTTCTTGAGAGACCATCCTAGAAAACTCAGCTCCTGGATTAGTTCCATCATCTTTTAAATCATTATCACCAATAACATATACCCTGCCATAGCCTGTAAACATCCTTGTAAAGTGCGCCTTCCAAGCCTGTACACCAGGAACTCCTACTGCTGGTACACCCAGTACTGCAGAACAAATGATTGTATCTAGCTCACCCTCACAAATTGCAATGTACTCACTACTTATAATGATATCGCTGACGTTATAAAGATGACCCTTCTGCCCAAGTGGTGCTCCATACTTTGGCTTACCTTCATCTAATCTTCTAAACTTAAACCCAACACAATGTCCCATTACCGTTAGGTAAGGTATAGATAGCCAGCCCTTGTAGTTCTCGTGTCCTGCTACTGGTGATGTGATGCTACCTAGTAGGTACTGGTCAGCTATCTCTTTAGAGATCCCACGATCTGCGAGAAACTTGACTCCTGCCTCGCTTAGATCCTTGTTGTACTGGACTGCCGCTTCTAGTGAGGATTTCAATTGCACGGGCGAGAGCATCTTTAAACTCCATATTCTCTTTGATACTAATAATGTTTACTGCATTGCCACCCTTACCGCAGGTATGACAGTAGTACAAGTTGTCCCTCGTATTTATTACTGCACTCCTTCTGCTGTCATCGTGTAGTACGCAACGAACAGATGAAGATCTACCTTCTCTTACCTCACCGCCATAGTGTGCAACGATTACTCCAATGGGTATTGTGTTCGCATCGGTTCTGCCAGTGCGAAGGCTAGGCTTCCTACTTCTGGACCAGTCTTGTGTTGGCATCCGCAATCCCCCTTGCACTTAGAATGATACCTATCAGCTAATTTAAAATGGCGTTTGACATTCTCTGTGCCACCTTTTATACAGTGATTACATATCATTTGCACTCCGTACAATGATTGTTAGCTCTTAGGTTTGGTATTGTTACCGTGATTGTTTTACTGCAATGATAACAGGCAACTGTTGCCCACTTACTTGCAGTAAAATAAAAAGGATTACGAATCCTTAGTCTCATCCTTCTCTTCCTCCTTCGGTGGTTCAGGTTTAAGTATCTCAGTTGTTGTTATTACTCCATCAGGTGTTGGCATTTTTGTTACCGTTATCTTTCCCCATCTCTTATGAGATGGCATATAGGTTTTCTTACCTGCTCTTATTGGTCTTCGTTTCCAAGTTCCAATGCCGTCAAACAGATTAAGATTTGATTTTCTCATCTGTAATTCCTTTAGCGTATTCAATACCAGCTTTAAAGCCAGCATCATAACCCTCATCAAATGACAAGTTCTTTGCTTTCTCTACACCAGAACCTTGTAATCTCTTACGATTTTCTGGAAGTCCTATCTTAGTCTTTCTTAATGTTAATCCTACGTTTTCTGTCATTGCTTATCCTCTAGCCATTGTGTTAGGTCTTGGATTACCCAAGCCTTCTCTATTCCTGCGTTTCTTTTCTTGCATAGTACATAACTAAGAGGCTTACTAATACCACGATGCTTAGCGTAATTAGCAGCTTCCGCTTGTGCTTCATCCCAAAACTCCTTTAGATTCATCTTCTGTGTATTCTTTAATTCAAAGATGTAGGTATCACCGGCAACCATAACTACTAGATCACCCTCATCTTCTGCTCCCGATAAGCGCAAGCGTTCTGCTACTGCGCCCATCTTTCTAAACCACTTCATTACATCTGTCTCAAACTTAGCACCTTTAGCCTTATTATATTTAGCTGACACTTAGTGTGTCATCCCTTCTATACATCCTACCCATTGGATCTGCATCATTAATCTGACAGACTTTATAACTTACAAACAAACTTACAAAGTCAGAGCCATCTGCAGTGTGTGGTCCAAATCTATTTTTAACTGCAGCAACCATAAGTTTCTTCTCTACTGGGTCAAATAATAAAGTAAGTATTAGGGCAGGTAATTGAGATACCTTACCGTGAATAGCTCTACGAGCAGGTGGTCTATTATCTTTACCATACTCCGTCTGCTCGCTGACGTGATGCAGTACTAGCACACAGGCTTCAGTCTTACGAGCCATATCGTGGAACTCCACCATAATAGCTCTTAGTCCTGCCCACTCATTATCAGATTCAGCAACTACATTCATCAGGTTATCTACCACGATCAACTCTGGTGGAATACCATATAGCTCAACATAAGCCTTGATCTCTAACTCAATATCATCTAGTGATGGTGATGAGTCAAAGACAAACTGTATGTTCTCCATATCTGATAGATACTTATCGTAGTAATGACGGTTACTAAGTAAGTTACTTTCCACCAAGAGTTGTTCGTGTCCTGATAAGTGAGAGGCTGCTCTCATCATCACAGTTGCGGTGTCGGTATCTGCTGAAAAAAATAAGGTTGGAACATTTGCTTTAATTGCATAGATAAGAGCAAACATACTCTTACCAGCATTGGGTGCAGCAGCAACCATACATACCTGACCTCTACGGAATTTGATTTGCTTCTTAGCAAGATCAGCCCATACGTCAGGTAGTGGTGTTGCATTGGTATTGCTACCTCGCCACGCCCTATTTAAATTAAGCAACTAAATGATTCCTTACCCTTATATTTAGTTTTCTTCTAGTTCTCATACGCTCCCTCGGAGAGGTTGCGCCCCAAACTCCAAAGTATTCATAGGCCATAGCCCATTCTAAACACTCTGTTATGTGTGTACATTTCTTACAGATCTTCTTTGCAGATTCAGCTTGCGCCTGTTCTCCAGTGTCGGGAAAGAAAATTTCTGTACCCACCTCAGAACATAACGGGTTCTCAAATCTATAGGGAACCCGCATAGTTTACTTAACCCAAACGGTATCGCACTTGTCTGGCGCACCTTTAGGTGCAGCACACATCCAGCCTTTCCAAGGACCCTTCTGACCTACACCTGAGCGAAATGCCATTGCCCCGTGCTTACAGTCAGGATTAGAGGTATCACTTACAACTGATGCGCCTAATGCTTTCTTTGCATAGGAGACTGCGCTACTACCTGCTGATGCTGATGCACCTAGTGCAGTAGCTGTTGTTGATATTAGTGTTGACAGATCAGATAGTGAAGTTAGAGATGCCTCTAATTCAGCCTGACTAGTTGCGTAAATATTTAATAGAGTTCCATCAGATAACTTATAGTTAACTTGGAACTTTGTACTTTCCGATGCAGCCATTACTTACCTCCAGTATGTTTGACAGTTAATCTTACTGATTCCTGTCCTTGTTTTTTTGGTACAAAGCCGAGAAGTTTTTCAACCTCTTCGGCATCTACTTGACTACGACCTGCAGTAGTACTCCATATAATGGATACACCACTGTTTGTCTGCCCAGTAAATCCTTCTAGTGCAGTCCTAATGGACTCCTTCTCTTCAGTTAATTCTTTTATTTTACCGTCTATCTGTAAGTACTTCAAGGCTGAAGAATCCAATTCAGGATTATCTATATACACAACATCATCCTTGATAAGTCCTTTTTTTATTCCAGTACACCCCATCACACCTGACTCATCAAAGTACTTACAGTATGACTTACAATAGTTTTGATCTCGTTCCGGTGCTGGTGGCTCTGTGCTTTCCTTAATTGCAGATAGCCAGTTAAGAGCTTCCTCTGCCAACTTAGGATCATATGCTTCAGAGTGGACTTTGATATCTCGTTCATCACCATCACGGGCGATGGCTACTAGATTAACAGTTCTGGGTTTCCCCTTACCAGACTTGTCAAGCAAGTAACCATACACCTGCACTTGCCATCGCTGTTGTAGTGATGGAAAATAAGATAGGTTCTTAATCTTTACAGTCTTCCAATCTATAACATCACCAGTCTCAGGTATGTATAGATCTATGTGTGCCTTCATTCCGTTGTACTCAACTGGTGTCTCAACTAAATACTTCTTACCCTTTGGATCTAAAGTTGTAATAGCATCTTCAATGGCAGCGTGGATAGCTGTACCCATAATTGCTGCGAGTTTCATTTCATTATCATTGGTCTCAGGTTGATCGTTAAGACGATACCAAACCTTACGGCGACAACCACCCAACTCTGATGGACCTACCTGGGTCTGCTTAGACCTAGCCCTACCAGCATCCTTAGCTCGTAGTACCTCTAGTAATAATTCTTTTGGATCACTCATATTGAAGTCCATCCTATATACTTTGCATCAGGATTATCTAGCAACCATTGCTCTCTCATTTTATTCTGTTCCTCCCAGTTAATGTCGCTAGATTTACTAGCCTTACCCTTACTTGGCAAATTGTGTTTTGGTATTTGCTATACCACCACACCATACGTTGTATTGTATCGCTATATTGACAGCTTTCTTGGCAGCGCCCGATGCCTTAGCGTGTGTAGTAGTCTCACTACCTAGTGCTACTAGAGCACCCAGTGCTAAGCCACCACCTGAACCTATACCGTATAGACCTCTGTCATCTCGCATATAACCGTAGTCATCACTAATCTGATACAACATACCGTTAAAACAAACTAGAGCATCCCAACCTGAGTCATCATCATTCTTTGTTTTAGGCGCAGGGTCATACCCTGCTTCAGTTAAGGTTTGTTTAATGGAAGGAAGAATCCTAATCATCATAAAGCGATCAGGATCTTGAGTTTTAATTACCTTTGGTGGTTGCCAAAGGTTGTTGAGAATATCACCGGCAATTGCATCACCTGCTACTGCAACTAAGTACTCACCGATCTTAACTATTTTGTCGCATCCTTTAGCTACATAAGGTCTATCTGTATATGTAGTCATTGAGTCTGCTGCTAACACAGCCCAACCTTTACCTTGGATACCAACAATCGCCGTCACGATACTCTCCTTTATCTTAGGTAAAGAATAACACCACCCACTGACAAGTACTGGGATGTAAGTGCGACACGCCGTGAATGTTGATTTACTTTTTTACTAGGCGCAGTATGTGTACCATATGAGCCGAAGGCGAATTACGGTACGGGCAACGCTTTGTGCGTTGCGACAGTACAGTCTGTACGGTTCTGTATGTTCCGTCTACCAACCCTGCGAAGAAATAAGCAGAAGCTACCAGAGAATCTACCACCTAAATTTGGTAGCGATCTAAGATCCCTTGGTCCAATACACTCTTGCCCTTGTGGTTCTAAAATCTTTTCTATCCTTGCCACCTTTGATGAGTTTGAAATCTCTTGGTACTTACTAGATGCAACCTGCGCTAACTGTGGCAACCTTGTAGTAGTACCTTGTCCAGTAGATGACCCTAGTCGGGAGCGTTAAGGCATAAAAAAAGAAGCCACCCCGTTTAAAGGGTGGCTCCGTATAGCCTCGCAGTAAAGTTAATTACTCTGAGCCTAAACCGTAGGCTTTCTCAGTCTTGTCTGCCCATTTAGCGGCAGGACCGGCGATACTTCCAATTAGAATTGCTTGCTCAGGTGCAAGGTCTGCAGCTAACGCTAAGCCCATAGTTACTGCTGATGCTAGTACAGCCCGTAGATAAGACTTAAATGCAGCCTTAGCCTTTGGACTCTTTAACTTATTTAATAGATCTTTCATATACATCCTCTAAGGGCGAGCTACGCCCATTACTAGTGAGTATGGTCTTCTCCTAAGATATACACCATCCCCATTTGATTGGCTACCTTTAGCACCACTTGAGGTATTACCTTCAACTACTTGAAGATACTTCAAGGTGGTGTTGTTCCATTTGACTATCCCAACGTGGTCCGGTTCTGCATCGGAGTCAAACTGGAAGAACACTATATCACCTGCTTGGGCTTTTCCTACAGGTATCATCTTGTTCTTATCAGTAAACCATTTAAGTCCTGCAGAGCAGGAGGCGAAGCCTTTAGCGCCTTGTGCTGCTACCTTCTTTGCCTCACCTGCCTGGTCAAAACACCAGGATACAAACATTGCACACCAAGGGTTATTGTTTAACCCATACCACTTGCCATACTTAGTATTGTTACTACCCTCTTCGGTGTAGCCCATCTCAGCTTTGGCTATATTTAATGCACTCATTCATTCTCTTTCTTTGTTTCTATATCATAATGG